AATCAACATCCATCCTCAAGGAACTTGAGGAGCTCACCTTCCAGCGCACTATGGACAAGGCGGCCCCCTGGCTGCCTAAATCCTTAAGAGTGTTTGCGAAGCCTCTCTTCACCAAAGTCAGGTGGGGAGAGTGGGTTGTTGAGTGTATAACGCAGCTATTACACTTCTTTTTGGAAGCTAAGAGCTACTTTACTCAGTGGTGGAAAAGCTACTTGTGTAGCCGTGACGAGAAAAGGTTCGTGAAGAGTGGGAAAGAAAAGGCACCGGTGCTTCTCATCGAAGAGAGAGAAGGAAATTCGGTTGACCTCATTTCATCCTGCTGTGATGAACTCATAGGCGGCATCGAGGAAGACGTCTCCGAGCTGGAGTGCTCTGACTTCAATAGTAATGAAGACAGTGTGCTTGAGCATATGGAGACGGGCCCCGGTGCTGTACTCGTCTGGCTAAGGAGGGCAAGGCGTGCACGCCAAAACGTGCAGACGATAGCGTCAATGAGTCGCAAACAGATGTTTCGAGAAGCTGCTAAGGAGCTTTTCCTTGCTACCGCCAGTGTGGCACTCGAAACTGTTGGACCATCCTTTGCGACTGGATCCCACATACTGGGTTTTGTCACCCAGTTCCCATTCACGATCTCCGTGTCAGTTTTGGAGGACTTTTTCCGCGTCATGGCAGGCGACGACCCTGTGTACGTCATGCCATTAGCAAAGATCCTTGGACACGTTCTCATCTTGTTTGGGTTGCCTTGGTGGGTTCCGCCACTTGTACACTTGAGTTACGACATAGGTTGTGTTCTCAAGAAGTGGATTCCCCTTATTCGTGACGCCTCGTTTTATCCTGTCGAAGAAGCTCCCCCCTTCATGGAACTCCCTGCACGACTCCTACCCGTGCCTATGCAAACTTCTCAGATACATGTCTCAGAGAAGGATATGGAGTCGATGCGTTCCATGACGCGCTTCAAAACCTCAGGAAAACGCCCGAGCCTGGCTCTGATGAAAGAGATTGTGAGAACACTCTCCGTCCGAGAAAAACCCCGCTACACCCTCCGATTGTGTGAGGGCGGAGACACGGCTGTCTCCAGATCGCTTGACGGTCCGGCGGGTATGTTCTTGGCGCACAGAGTCAGAGTGCCGACCCCGGCCCAAGAGAAGAAAAGAGATGAGCTGCAACAACAGCAGTCCAACCTTTTAGAGCAAGCTGCAGATGCTTTGATGGAGTCATATCGTACCCTAAATTCTGAGGATTGTGAACCAGTTCCTTATGATGAGATTTTTGACTCTTTCACTCCGCTTCAGCGTACTCGTTACAAGGCAGCATTCGAGAAGATGCTAGAGGATGGTTTTCACCGCCTCAAGAACTCGGGCATGCCCAAAGCTAATGAGACGTTGCAGTATCGCTCGTGTGACGACACTACGGACTTTTCTCTGGAACCATCAGAGGATCCCTTCAACAAAGCCTTTACTGTCTGGTTGAAGGGACGCGTTGTCGTCATGGTGGACACTCGTGTTATAGCCCTGGAGATACCCTATGCTCGTATGATCTTGAATTTCCTCAAGTCAGTGACCAAGTCGCGTTCTTTGCGAATTGGCCGTTACGTGATGCTTTATGCCTCGGCAGGTTTGAACCATATAGCCTGTAAAGGAGAAGCTGTCTGGGGGCACCAGGGCGACGATTTCACAATCCAAGATGCGTCATCGATCTTGGATCTTGATTTCAAGTCATTTGACACATGTGTTGGCCGTCTCATTTTCTTCTTTGTCTGCAAAATCCTCTCTGCCGCTTTCAAGGTTCCCTTTAAAGTCATTGAGAAGATTTTGGAAGTCAACGCAAACTCACAGGAGATGCATTACGAATTCTCCTGGAACCCAGAGTTGGTTGACCGTATCCACACAGTCATCTCCGAAGTCATCAGATTCGTGATGACGCTCCCCGATGCGTGCTATCTCCATTCCGGAACTGGCATGACCTCAGTTATTGCCCCCCTCGTGCAACATCTGTTGGCCATGTGCGCAGATCTTCTTAACATTGATCCCCTTCTTGATACTGTTAAGTTCCTGGAGATGTGTCGAAGCCTCGGCTTCACACTAGTCGGGAGAGGCGTCCGTCGCTCCGATCTAGCCGGCTGCTACCCAAAGTTCCTCAAGCATATCCAATTTGAGTGCGACTCTTGTGCTGGCTGGAAACCGGATCCTGCTCTGATCATCAAGGCTTTCTCTTGGAGCACTGTCCACGCCAAGAAGTATGGCATGGACGTAGTTCTTAAGACTTGGTGTTCGCAGTTTGCGCACGCTGATGACCCCTTCTTTGGCTATTGGATTAGAGAAGTTGCAGCTCTCCTTCCAAGTGTGGAACCCTCTGAAAAACTCCGCCAGTTGCTTTGGGGCAACTACCATTCCTCCTCCGTGGGAGGATGTTGCCCGCATCCGGTGGATTGGGGGGGATATGCAGACAGCCTGGGAATCACCCATGAGGAGGTGATCGACTTTCAAGAGAAGGTGAGTCGGTCGCCACTGAAGCCTGAGGTTTCGAGAGAGACCATCGCAGCCCTAAGCGATGGTTCTTACGGAACCGACTGGCTTCACCTCTAGGTGAGCCATTTCTACGAGGTGTTGAAAAACATAATATGAAAGGAAAACATAACAAAAGAAAACAAAACAACAAGAAACGCAATGCCAAGACTGTTGAGGCGGGTGATCTGTCAGTCAAAGATGTTCGCCTACTCCGTGCCAAGATTGCGGAGGATGAGATTCGTGAGGCCAAAGCCACAGCTAAGAAAGAGGGTGCTTGGATGGCCACTTGCGAGGATTCTAACGAATTCTTCGTCCTCCCAGCTGGACACGAAGCAGTGGGAAAGAACTGCCCTGTGGTTAAACTACAAGGCACTTTTGACATTTCTGAAGGCGGGAGCGGATTTGTAACTTTGAATCCGTTCGTCCTACCCTGCTGCACAGGTGGTTATGCCGTAAGTGCTAACTACGTTACCCCGTGCATCTATTCCGTCTTTCAGACGTCACCCGCGCTCACTGGTGTTTCAACCATTCCGAACTCAGGAATGAACATCACTGGGAGCACCACGTACCACGATCTTCCTCTCGTCACCAAGACGGGCGAAGACATGGGTGCCCCCGTTTCATCAGCGGATCAGTCATGGTCGGATGATTGCATGCACAGCCTGCCCCTGAAGGCGTGCATTGAGTTCTCTTGTTCCACTTCCATTTACCAGGCTTCTGGCTTCATTAAAGCCAGAACGGTGGATGCCCCTGCCACTTCTGAGTTGGTAGTTGAAGGATACCTTGGGATGAACGATGCCACAATCATCCCTTATGACCGAAACTATCCAACTCCTGTCAACCACAAGGTCATTGATGCTGTTGAGAAGGTTGTTCAGATCAAATGGTTTAATGGTGCTAAGTCGTCTGCGGAACTATACAGTCCAACGGCTAGATCCATACTCTATAACTCTGGAGGCTTTCTCTCTGCCCAATGGGACTCTCTGCCTTCCAACCACAAGTTTGTCGTAACCGTCAGCATGTGGGTTGCCATGTTTGGCAGAAACGTTGACAGTGGCCCCGAGCGACCAATCGGTTCGTTAGGTCACGCCATCGCAGACGCTGCCTGCAAGCGCGTCCGCGGAGCAAATGTTGTCTCTCCGAACCCCGGAGACCAGACAAGCTTTTGGCGTCGCCAGTTCAACCGCGTCATCGCTGAGGTTTCAGGCCCAATAACGCAGAGCTTCCGCGAAACTGCTGCCTCAGCCGTTCTCGCGTTGTTTTGATTTCGCTCCTTCTCCC